TATTACTGTATTGCTGCGTAAACGCAGTTGTGATTTGTGAACTCATAAAAAGTTCCTCCTCTGTTTGGTTGTTATGATTAATCGATTTGATTGTCCGATTGCTCGGATCTCATCTCTAAGTTTTAAGTCCTCAGTTCGACTTTATTGATCGAGGTCTTTTCAGATTTTCTCGAAGAATTTTTTTTCATTACCCAGTCATAATATTCTTGTGCCTTGAGTAAAGGATCAGAACGTTGCATTTCGGCAGCAAATTCTACTGCCAGCCTTAAACATTCTAATCGAATTTCTTTGTCTGTTAGTTTGGCTAAATTATCAGCCATTATTTAACAGCTGTCTTAACTTATAAACTTCATCAACATTTCTCTTATGATTAGGATGCATTTTATCCCAATATGGAGAATCTTTTTGTTGAAGTTCATCAATTTGTTTTTGCAATTCCTTAAAGCTCATATAATCTGAGCCTTCACCTTTCACTATTTCATCTTCAGATAATTTGTCTGCTAATGAAGAAAAAGCTTTAATTAGAGCGACATTATCACCTAATTTAGATCCGTTTTTCAAAATCGTATTATTAAGAAATTCTGATCCAAGAGTTGCAACAGCTAACCGTTTTGCCTGGTCAAGACGCTTATTGTATTCTACGCCAAAGTCTTTTTTTAATACCGTTTCTGACTCTAGCCTTGTCGCATCTATTTGTGATGCTTCTTTACTAAGAGCTTGTTGATTAAGTTCATTATAAAACTTAACGATGCTCTGAGCTTGTTTTGGCAATAAACCATTTTTAAGCGCAACTTCGTTAAAAGCCTTTAATGCATTTTCGTCAACCTCTTGACCTTCATCAAATTTATATTTGTATTGGTCTGCTTTTTCTGGCGCACCAAGTTTTTTATATACTTCCTTCCAATCTTCATCGGTGGCGTATTTGTTCGGTTTCGGAATCTTGTCGAGTCCTACCATTTTATTTGCGTGAAGATAGCTTTTAACAAATTGATTCATATCTTGAAAATTTGCTAACGCTTTATCTTCTTTATACTCGTCTGGAATTAAGGATTTAAAATCAACCTTTGGTTCCTCTTGAGTTACTGGTTGCGATTGATCTGATGTTAGCGTAGTTGCCTGTTCGGAAACATCAGGTTGAGCAGGTTGCTCAGTTGTCTGTATTTGATCCATAAGATTACTCCTTATTTTTTTTGATCATCGCTTTAATAAATATTAAGACAGATCTCTGTCCTTCTAAGAAAGCGGTTTCGTAAGCACTATCTTTTGAGAATGTGCTAACAAACGAATGAAATCTTAAATCGAGATCATTCAAAACTCTTTTAGCTTCTTCGGATCCAAACGCCATTTTGTAATCCTCTCGAAGCTGTAAAATCTTTTTATTATTGTTTTGGTCCGTCATTTATGACTTTTGCCAATGGAGCTGCATTACGAGCCATTTCTGTTTCTTGCAACATTTGTTGTTGTTCCATTTGTTGTTGTGCTTGTGCTGCTTTTTCTGCTCTAATTTCTTCTACTTCACTTTCACTTTTCATTAATTTAGCAGGCAGTCCCAAAGTAGATTGAAGATGTTTTACTAAACCTGGTTCATCGAGCCAATCCTGAATAGGAATAACTTGAGAAATGCTCCCAAATACTTCAAGAGCTTTTATGATACTTTGTAGCTCCTGAGATTTTTGAGCTACTGCCATTGGACTTACATATTCAATTTGTATTTCTTGGTTTTGTAAAATCTCTGGCGCTTGAGTAAATAAATTTTTTCTAAGCATGATGTTGAAGCAGCGAGTGATAGTAGGATGCAATAATTCCTGTTGTAGGCGATACAAAACTGGACCAAGTATTCTCATCTTTTCTTCATTACGTTGGACAACCTCTGTCGCTGTCATATTTCGATTGGATGTGATGAGCAGCTGGTCCACATGAAATGTTTTGGAAATTGCTTCTCTTCGTTGGTTTTCCATTGCGATTCCAAGTTGATTGTTACTTCCGATTTGCAACGGTTCGATACGATCTCTAGTATTTGAGCGGTAGTAATTGATAGAGCCAGGAGAAGTTCTAATTGTGCCAAGAGAAACTTGATCATCTGGAACCATCAAAACTGGATCAACTTGCTTTTGCGCTGCTTTAAGCATAACCTCGACCATTTTGTTCAGTACCTTTACTTCACTCAACGCACCCATGGCAGGAGATCTTCCGTATATTTCAGTAGAAGATTTAAGATAACGAGGAATAACGTATGGCATTTCCTTAAATCCACCGATAGAAATAATATGACCATTTTCATGTTCAAAATATATGCTTTGTATTGGCATATTTTTCTTATCAAGCTTGTTCTTGTTGTAAATATTTCGAGGTCGGCAGCAATGAACAACCGAAACCTCTTCCAGAGGTGATTTTAGATGTTTTCTTTGAATATCTTGACTAACATTATCATAACCAAATTTACTGACTGCATTTGCTAGACTCAATTTAAATTTTCGGTAAATAAAATCCACGAATCCTTTTTCGTTTTCTTCGATAAAAATTTCTTTTATGTGGCGAGTTGAAAATCTAAACACGTCATCTTTATCTTCTTCGATTAAAACGCATGATGTGCCAAAAGCTACCAGGTCGTGATAGCACTCAAAAATTTCCTGCTGAAAGTTTGATTTTGCAAAAGCATCGTACATTCTGTTCGTTGCATCATCCAACCACTCTTTCGCCTCATCCATCGAATTTAATTCTGTTTCAGTAAAGCGAAGCTGGAACCAACGGTTTGCACTGCTCGTAAGCATGCCATGTAAGGATGCTGCCAATAATTCTAAAGCATGAATAGCAGTTCCATCAAATACTAAAGCATGTCGTTTATCTCCTGGAGATCTTTCTTTAGTAATATCCGCTTTTCTTGGCAAACAATAATCTGAAACCTGTTGCCAATGATTTTCCCAATTTCTTCTCTTCTCAATAAGCTTTGATAAATTATCCTGCAGCTCTTTTGAGAGATTTCTTAATTCTTGTGATTGCATTAATTATCCTAATAAAGCTTTTGAACCTAAAGTTACNTCNTCAGAANNNCCNGTNTTNGATTTTAANATNANAGCATTACGACCTCTGCGGTTGCTTGCTAATTTTCTGATAGTATAGTCATCAACTTCTGCAGAGACTGGTCCTTTAGGTTCTTCTTTAACCGCCTGTTGCTGAACCTGTTGCACTTTCGGTTCTTCATAACCTGTAACTGCTTTAGTTACTGTTGCTACAAATCCTCCCATATTATTCCTCCTCTCCTAATAAACTTTTTTTATATAATTCTGGTTCTTCTGATAATAAACCAACACCTGTCTTAATGGTTGAACGCCTACCAGATCTGGAAATTTCGGCAGCTCTTAATTTTTCCAATTCAGCTTTTTCTCTTTCCTTATCTTCAAACGAAGGCACATCTTCGCTTGGTAATTCCAACTGTGGAACTGCAGGCATCGATGGCATTGAAAATGGTTTAAATATAAAACCCATAAATTTTATTCCTTTTTATCTCTGGCAATATCTCTTTTAAGAACAGCGATTGCGCTTTCTGGAAACTCATTTAAAAAACCTTCTTTAACTTTTTCAAATTCTTTTTTAGTAATTTTTCCAGCCTCCAATTTTTCAAGCGCTTCTCTCATCCATATAAGATATTCGCCTTCCATGACATCATCATACTTGCCACCATAAGGTCCTGTCTTTTTTTCTTGTTCAGCCATATATTTTATTTACTCCCATATTGATTATATTATTTGGTATCTATTATCTGCTGTTTCTTGTTTGTTTTTGTTAAACATTTTTTGTTCGTTTAAACCTACCGCCAGGTATCTCATCGCATCACATCCGTGTGTGCTAAAATCTCTAACTGGTTTAAGTTTAAAAATTCTTTCTTTGTCAGAAAACCGCCTATGATAATGTCTAAGCGCTCGAATTAATTTAGAGCATTTATCGCCATCGATATAACATCTAGGTAAAAGCATTTTTACCGCATGAATACCGTCATCCAGTTTAACTCTTGGCGCTATTCTAAATCTTACTTTCATCTGAGCAGCCACTTCTGCTATACTTTTTCCGCTGGCAAATGAGGTCTGATCCAAATCGTGAGGTCCTGTATGCCTATCGTAGATATAATCTTTTTCTTTTAAAATCTGTGCGTAGTGCGGAAAGGCGAATTTTGTGTCCTCCTCGTAGTCAATAATATTGATCGACTGCGAAACCTGCTGATAGAAGATGATGGCAGTTGCGTCTGAATATCCTATGTCCCAGGCGGTTGAAACTAAATAGCCTGGATCGTAAGGAACTCTTCCAATCTGCTTTTTGTC